CAACGGTAATACGCACAAAATCACATGTTCCATATTTAGCGTAAAAACTTATAGTTTGTACGCCACTTGTAGAAATGCTTTGCTGAACCTTTCCAGCGGCAGCAGAAATATCAACTTTCCAAGCATCGCTACTTCCATCGTACCCACTTTGTCCACCCGTTACACTTGCGTTATTGGTAGCCCAAGTAGTATCAAAACTATTACTCTGCAGCAACAAATTACCCCTCTCCTTTTCTATCAACCCTGCGGAGTTTACCCTTGTTGCCGCACTACCTCTTGTAAACGTCATATCGCCCTCTCCCGTGTCGGGGATAGCACTATATACCTTGCCTTCTTTTGTAGCCGTAGGGGCTAAAACTAACGACGCTAAATCTAACAAACTCATCCTTTCAAATCTCTTATTACTGCGTTGAAACAATCCGCCCCCTCAACTACTCCACTATCACCCGTTACCCTTGTTTGGTAGGTCTGCCAATAGTCGAAATAAGGCATTCTAAAATTAGCCATCGTACAACTCAACGCCTCTACCGTACCCCCGTCAGTTTCTACACGATCAATAAGATCGTTAAGAACTTTAAAAGGATAGCCCTTGTATCGGGTTGATTTGACAAATACGCCTATCATCGGTTATACGCTACAATGGAACCGCTTGTAAGTGTAATGCTTGAAATGTAGTTTCCGCTTTCAACAGAGATGTAGATGCCGCTTCTCAAAGTTACTCCTGACAATCCCAAAGCCGTCATAAGGCTTGAGCCGTCTTCGTCAAGGATAGCCGATACAACTGCATCATCGTTGACAATAAAGCCTCTGAAAACGCCTGTATTGGCACTTGTGTTTGAAATAACTTTGCAGCCTGTGTATCCTGCTGAAAAAGATGTTGATGTACTACTCATAGATTTTTTCGTTTAATGTGGGTGTATATTGTGTTTTTACTGTTGCAATAGGATTCACTTTTAACATTCCTTGCTCAACTAATTCATCTGCATTTTCAGGATCAGTGTTGCTTGGTGATGTCTGTGCATATACTCGATAAGAAAACTCTCCGCTATCTACTGAAAAGGTTGAACCCTCAGTTACAGAAAACTTGTTATATCGTTCTGTGTATGCTGACACGTCTGTCAAAATGAAATTGGTTGTGTTGTTAGTCAACCGGTGTGTAATGCTGAATAAATATGTAGGATTTGAAATGGTAGTTTTCTCTGTAAGAGTCAAATACCAGAACTTAGTTTCCTCCTGTGTAATTGTAAGCATCTATATATAATTAAGATTTTTAGGAAAATGGCTCATACAAATTCAAATCTTTTGTCTTTTTGTTTTCTTTTTATCTTATACCATTGAGTATTATGGAGTAAATTTAAGCATCTACATGCTTGAGATAGTGAATCATATTCAATACCGGTTTGTAAATCAATTACAGGTTTTTGCAATGCTTCAAGAACTCTTCTTTTGCCCTCCTCAGTCATTTTGATTCTGCCATGTTTACGAGCATGTCTTATATTTTCACCTTGAGTACACCATTCTAAATTATCTACATGATTGTTGGCTCGATCAAAATCTTTATGATTAACAAAATCTTTTCCTTGAATCATTTCTATAAAATGCAATGCTACCAATCTATGAACAAAAAAATCAGTATCTACTCCCTTTGCATCTCGAAGTCTTACTCTTTTGTAACCAAAGCAATTCATCCCAGTAATAAATCTTGGTTTTTTTCTTTTGGTTGAATACACTCTTCCATAGTTTGAAATTTGATACAATCCTTCGTATCCTTTTATTTTTTTGAATATCTCCATACACAAATATATGAAATATCACTGACCATTTTTGGCGAAAAAAAAGAGGAGAGCCGAAGCCCTCCCCCTGTTAGAAACTATGAAAACAAGAAATTAGATTCCTAAATCAGTAGCAACAGCAGCTTGTACCAAGTAAGGAGATTCAGCCTCAATCGCACTCAAAGTGAAATTGTAGCCTTGAACGTCACCCATTGCAGTTCCTGACTCAGAAGTCATTGCAGTGATGTCGCATCCGTACTCGTTACCAGCTAACCAATAGTTATCGTTGTTGTCCTTCACTATACAGAATACACGATTCTGAGCAAGGAGCTTTAACTCATTACGCTTTGTTGTTGACAACTTACGCAAACGAGCAACGATGTCAGATTGGTTGAATACTGTTCCGTTATCTTGTGAAACATTTGTAGTGGTAGTCATGCTACCCACGCCCTTCGGAAGCTCATAGGTGTAAACATCCCCAGAAGCAACTGTTGTAGCTGTTACCTCGCCACCGCTTACAGTGAACCCGGTAGAAGCCCAGTCGATTAAATGAATGCTCTTGATTCCACCAACGGCATCCTTGCAGTCAAGTGTAAATCCTTGTGTTAGATTACAAGCCATTGGTTACCTCCTTTAAGCTAAAGTAAATTCACATAATTGATCAGGGAATGCTACCTGTACTCCATATTTCATGGTTGCACGGAAACGAACCTCATCGTTATCGACTGAGTACCAGAAGCGATACTCCTCCTCCTCATTTGCAAGGTCAGTACCTACAAAGAAGTTGCTCAAACGACCTGCAAACATTCTGTTAGTTCCGCTTAATCCACCAACACCGATCAACTTGATGTTAGTTCCTGGGATCATGATTTCCATTCCCTCAGCATCTACTGCATAATGGAAAAGGTTAGAATCACGCAAAGCAGTTGTGTACTTCTTGAAAGTGTCGATACCAGCAAATACTACTAAATCATCAGCGTCAGCGATGTCAGCAGGTAAAGCGTTGTACATATCGTCAATCAAACCTTCGATGTTTGAAGTAGTGATTGCAGTTGCAGCAGTAGTGTTACCATCAACAGATGCAGCAGCGTCATCAATTACTTTGTTGAAACCATCAAAACGATTTGTGTTTGGATTAGTGTTACTTGTTGCAGTATCACCTTGCCACATTGCTACTTCTAACAATTTAGCGATACGAGATGCTTTCTCGTTACCGATTTGCTCCTCAAATGGAACAGCCTCAGGAGAACCTGGAGCAATTTGAGTCTGCATCCACTTTGCTTCTAAAGTCTTAGGGCAAAGAGTTTCCTCTACCTTAATCTTTCCTACTGTGATGTCACGCTGAGAGAAAGTTGTGTTTCCTGAAGCGTTGTATCCACAGCCATCGGCTTGGAAGAATACATCAGAAGTTAAGATGTTCAAAGCCTCAGCAGACTTAACACCCACTTGCACCTGACCAGCCGCTTGTAATACAGCAGCAGTCTTTGATCCGAAAAGGGATTTTACTACTAACTCGGTGCTTTGCTCGTTAGTATAGTCGGTTAAACCAGTTACATTAAATGCCATGATTAATTATTTTTTTAGTGTTTTTGCGATTTTTACAATGTTTGCGAATTGCTCCTCTTTCTTTGACAACTTTGCAGGAGCTTTAGTTGGTTCTTCACTTGGAAGGTCAGCAACCTTTTCAACCAAGTCAACAGTTTTACCAAATGCCTCTTTCATAGAGTTAAAGGCACTCTCGTTAGTGTTTAGTTTTTCCTCTAAAAGATTAAGTTTTTCAACTGCCTCCTCAAAACGAGTTACTAAAGAATTGAAAGCCTCAAGCGAAGCGAACTCAGCAGGTGCTTCTTCAGCAGCTACTTCTTCAACTTCTTCGGCTGGTTCTACAATCTCAGTAACAACACCGCCCTCGGTGGTTACGAGCATACCGCCCTCTACTTCGTGAACAGCATCAGGTGCAGCGACTAAGCCCTCACCAGTTTGCACAAAGATTTCAGTTCCAACAGCCAACTCACCTTCCCACTCAACGATAGTTCCGTCAACAAGGGTTGCAGTTGCCATTTCAACTTCTTTCTTTTCTTCACCAAATAGAAGTGAGCGAATTTCGGTCAATACTTCTTTTGAATTCATCTATATATATTTAAGGTTTTAAAATAAGTGGCTCAGTTTTTACCATTCCATTTCTCGACAGCCTTCTTCACAGCGTTGTATATTGCATTCAATTGGCGTTCTTCTTCGTTAACGTCAAAGTCAAAAAATCCCTCAACTGAAAAGCCTTTGAACTCTCCGTCTTTTACCCTTGCCCAAATGTTATCATCATTCACAATGTAACTTAAGAACCAAGAACCATCTGCAACCTCATCATATCCTTTAGGTGGGTATTTGCCTCTCTCACGATCAACGATGTAAGACTCAAATAAGGAAAGCCCTTTTGTTTCTTTCTCGTGATGAATGTTTACTGAATCATAAAGGTCTGACTTCGCCCACTTCTTAGCGATTTGAAAGATGGTGTCAGCATCAAAGTAAACATAGTATTCACCCCTTGCAGCATCGTATCTATAAATCCGTTTCTCAGCCTCCATAGCCATACCGGTTATGATTCTTTTCTCCTCGTCTTGAATAGCAAAACCTATCTCATGACTATGAGCTTTTAAGGGAGTTTCAATGTCAGTGTGAGCTTCCTCTGCTGAGCATGGCATCCACTTGTCACCCATTTTATGTGATCCTGTGCAACCTATCTTCTCAGCGTATGCTTCAGCCTCCTCTTTATTGTTAAACAATGGTAAGTCCTCACTGATGTATCCTGGTAAGGTTGAAACGTCAACATCATACTTTTGTTTTTTCTTAGCCTTTCTTAATTCTAACTCCTCAAGCTTTCGCTCTGTGTATCTGAGCATCTCATCACCTCCCCATAACAAATAGGAAATTGTACCACACGCCTCTGTGTCGCTTGGGTTATAGTATTCCCTTGCTCTGCTTAAATAAGAGTAAGTGCGTTTAATCGTTTCCAATGAAAGATTTTCTCTTGCTATGAGCTGCCGTGAACGATTTTTACCCACTAAGGTCGCACAATCATTGCCAAGCTTTTCGTTTAAGTTAATTCCACGTTGAGCGTTTTGACTTGCTGCCTTTGGATAATCATCGAAAAAACTTTGATGATCGTTGAAGTATTGAAAATCTCTCTCAATGGCTGGATTCGTTACAAGGCTAACAAAGTTCACTCCTGTTTCATCCTCGTCATTAATGACTAACTTGTATACTGGTAGTTTGTCCATTTTATATAATTAATTTTTTTAGTTTATTGGTTTACTTTACGATTGACACATCCTCTGTGACTTTCACTTTTTCTTGGGTGTTGCTGATGTCGTATTCAGTCACATAAATTCTCTGTTGCCCTGTGAACTGTTCTGTCCTTGGTAGCCTTACAGCAGGTGCATTAAAGGATGAAACTGAGCCGAATCCTTGTGATGATGTCATTGTCGCTGTTTGAACAGAATAATTTCCATTAAGAACTTGTCTTGCTTGATTTACTGCATTAATTACAGCCGCAATTTGTGAAGCATAAAATATAGGGAAAGTATATGGTGCTGCCGGTCCAGTAGCTTTTGCTCCTTTCTGTGCAATGTCTAATCCTTGAACATATCCCACAGCCGTATCTGCGGCAATTTGAGCAAGTGCTAAAGCTTTCCCTGCTTTGGTTTGTTCTCCGACTAATTGAATCAATCCAGATGTAACCATTTGTGTTTGTAGATATAACTGCATTTGAGCATCTGCAACAGCTTGATCCATTGCAATCTGTTTGTCTGATTCTTCTTTTTTCTTTTTAGTTATATATTCAGCATTTGCAGCAGCATTTTCAGCTTTCTGAATTTCCCATTCTAACCAAGCTTGAAATGCTTCTTCATTGTCCTCCGCTTCTTTTTTTCTTTGTTCTTCTACATATTTAGCATTTGCTTGTTGAGCTTCGTTTTTCTTTATTTCATTGGCTAACCAATTTTGAAACTCTTCATCTGTTTGACTTGCATCGTTTTCTGTGGACTTTTTTCTTCTTTCCTCTTTTCTTTTAAATATATCAACCTCTAATTTGTCAATTTCTCTTAAAGCATCACCTTCTAATCTTGCTAATAATTTAAATCTTTCCTGATCTTTAATTAGACCTGAATTCTTATCTTTTTCTTCTTGCTCAATGAGTGACCTAATATAAGCCAATTGCTTATCAGCTCCATCTTTTCTGATTTGTAAGATTTCATCTTCCGTTTTACGAGCTAAAATTGCTTTTTTGACTTGTTCCTCAGTTTCTCTTTGAATACTACGAATTAAGATTTCATTTCTTTCAGCATACGCTTTATTGGCTTCA